GTTAATAAACTTCTTTCAATAGTTTTCATTAATCTGATTTCAGTTAATTGGTAATTTAAATCAAGTTGAGAAGCACCATCTTCCATAAGTAGTGTTTTAATTCCACCACCTTTATTTAAATGTTCACCAACACCATAAGATTCACGAGTAATTTGTACTACGTTTTCTTGATATTTACCATTTGCACTTACTGGTGGGTTAGGTCTTTGATTAGTTTTAGCAACTGAATTAACTAATGTTAATATAGTTCCTGATGGAATAGCTATCATCTGACCAGTAATTGACGTAGCTGGATGACATCTTTTAACCTTAATCCAAGTATAACCACTCGCTGCCGTATTACCTTCAAATTCAGAATCCGCACTACCAATAGATAGTATTTTCAAAGTTTCATTTAACGGAGTAGATGTACTAAATGCAGCGGTAACTTGTGTATGTGCTGTTACATTTGCTGCAACAAAAGTACCTTTAGATAAAAGCCTATGATTTGTATTTAGAGATGCTGCATCATTATTCTCTAATTTCACATAATCAATAAGAGAACCACTTGATGGACGTGCAGAATCTGCAACTAAAGTAAAATTATACTTTAACTCATCAAATTCTTGATAACGAAATCTCCAATCAGTTATCATTGAAGCTGGAACTGTTCCAAATTTTTCTGAGATAATTGTTAATAAAGATAGTGGATTTACTTGTCTCAGTGCAAGTAACTTAAACACTTCTTCTTGTTGAGCTTATAACCGAAGTCTATCTTGAATATGAGGGGTATCATAAAATCCACGATATACACCAGTCGTTGCACCTACCGTTGTACTATAATCTGAACCTGCCATTTTAAAATCCTTTCATTAATTAATTCTTGTACCGACTAAACGACCTCGACATAGCACCAAATTTTGGTTTGGTATCTATTGACATATCAGTAGTTCCGCCTTTTATATTAGTTGAATCAAGAAATTTTTCTTTCCCATTAGAGGGTAAAAACATTCCTTTAGAATTATATTCTTGATGTATTTTATTCGCAAGCATTTCATTGCTTTTCGCAAGTAATTTGTCAAAAAAAACACCTCTGAATAAGTTTTTTATGGCAAACGGATTAGCATCTGATGAAAAATTACCTTCTCTCATAAGCGATGCTTTAGTATCCATTTCACCAAGTAAAGAAACGAACTCATCTTCGTTATCTTTATAGTATGTATCTTTGAGAAACATTAAGTCTTTCTCACGTTCCTCTGCTATTTTTTTAAACGCTGTTGCTCTGTTAGTCTCTTGAGTATCATATTCCGATTGCATTTCTTTTTCTTTTCTTTCAGTTGCTATACGATACTCGTAAGATGGAGTACCCGCTTTATAAGCATCTGCTGGGTCGTATATGAAATCACCATTATCTAACTTAAATCTCTTTTCAATTTGAACAATTAAATCATTAGCTTGCCATTGCTGTAATCTACTTTGCAAATCTCCACCAGTCTCAATTTGTCTATTAATGAACTCTAAATCTGGTAGATTAAATTCTGTTTGATGCTTTTTGTAAGTACCAAAGAAATCTTTCTTTAATCCATTAAAGAACTCATCATATTTCTTAATAGCTTCAGATGGTTCTTTTGCTTTCGCTAATTCTACTTCACGCTGTGAAACAAGACGTTGATTTTTCTTCATCTCATTTCTATTAGTCAATAGTTCGTAATATAAAGATTCATCTTTGGTTTTTAAATCTGCATATTTTTCATAATCATCATTAGTTAAATCCTTAAAAAATGAATAATCATATTTTTTTTCTTCAGCCGATTCGGCTTTAACTTCGGGTGTATCTTTTGGTTCGATAGTTGTTTTATCTTTATAGCGATTAATCATATCTCCCATAACACCAGTTCGTTTTATTTCAGCAGTCTCATCAATCTGCGGATTAGTTTCAACTACTTCATCAGTTGTTATATTGTTCTGTTCCATTGCTACCTTCATCTATTTGTGATATTAATTGATTCAAGAAAACTGGGTCATTTTTAGCTTTCTCAAGTATCTTAGTAAACTTACTGTCAAATTGAGCCTTACTTAATTCATACCCTTTCTGGTCAATTTGTCCAGCCATAACTTTAGTTTTCTTATCCATTTGCTCTAATGCCTGTTGCATTTGTTGTATTTGCCCAGCCATTTGACTCTCTCTATCCATTGAAGCCATTACTTTATCTACATCTGGCATATTTAATCTCTTTAATATTAATGGTACAAGTTGTGGAACTTGTAACTGCGTAGCCAAAGTAGTTAATAATGCTGCCTCAGTACCACTTTCATATCCATTACTTGTAGCACTTGTAAATCTTACTTGCTTAAATCCAAGCGATAAATCTGTTTTGGGGTCAATAGAAATTCCAGTTAAATCATCTTCTTTCCTAACAATACGATTATACATAACTGGTTGTTGCATTTCACCAGTATCTGATATAGAAGTAGAATAACTATTCAATGGTGAATAATTTTTATAATACTCCGCAGTTACTTGACCAACCACACTTAACGCAGCATCTACTTGAGCCATTCTACGTTTAATCTTTTGACCACCAGCAGATTGTAACGAGGCAACCGTTGAAAATACATTAGGTGAATCTTGTGAATTTCCCATCATTACGCCAAATATACCTGAGATATATTCCATTTGTTGCATTAAGAATTGTGGAAAAGCTAACCATGCTTGATTTAATGGTTCACCTTTGACAACAGTAGGCGGTGTAGATACACCTGGTATAGGTAATTTATAGCGTAATGTTGCACCTGGAACAGAGAAATTTCTATTCCATTCATCTTGATTAATAATACTATTTTCTTCCGCAAGTATTCTTAATGAGTTAGTTAAACTACCATTAAGGATAGCAACCATAATCATTTTATTAAATGCACGTTGTAACGGATAAAGATATGAAACTCTGCCTTGAGGATAAGGATTGTCTCGATGGTCATATACTACTGGAATTATATTATGCTGATTAACTTCGTGTATCCTACGATAACCATAATTACCAATAGCTGTATATTCATGTAAATAAAATTTGCTTGTAGTGCGATAAGTAACTTGACCATTTTTAATATATTGCTGTATATCATCGGTTAATTCAGTATAAACTCGGTATGAGGAGGAATCCTTAAAAGTTACAATATAAGCTATTTCTTCTTCAAGAGTAAACCGTTGTGTGAATAATGTCGTATTCTTATGTTGAGTATTATATGTTGACTCAATTATAGCTTGACCAAATGTACCTTTCAAAAATTCTTTCTCAAACCTATCATAATCCAACGTATCATCTATTGATTTAGCTAATTTATAAGCCGACTTAAATGATAAATTCATAGCTATAATATTATTATCCGCATCTCTATAAAACGGGTCTTTAGTTTGAAAATGTGGGTAATAGTATCTCCAACTAAGATGTTTTATATCAACATTAAATTCACCATATTCATTTCTTGGAACTACATAAAATAAACCATGCCCTACGTTTGAACTATCAGTTATAATTCTATCATATTGTAAACCACCTAAACTATCATACCAAGATTTCTGCAGTAAATAGTTGTAGATACCAGCAACTTCTCTATAAGGTGCATTCCATTCATCGCTTTGATAAGGATTGGAAATGGGCGCTACCTTAATAATAGGCTTAGAAGATGTCATTAATGCTTCTGCCGTATCGCATATAGCTGTAACTGCAGATATAGGCAAAGGTGCTTGACGAAACTTTAATATTTCCGCTTCTTCTGCTACCGAAAAATGACTGCCATATCTAAAATTTTCATAGATTAAAGCATCTCTACGCCATTTAGAACCAGCATTAAAATTCTCTTTGTATAACTTAAAGTTTTCTTTAGCTATTTCTGCATCCCATTTAATTGCTGGGGCAATATCATTATGATTTTCATTCATAAATTATTTATTTTATTATTGAATAAAATATAACCATATAATAATAGATAAGCAAATAACATTTATTTGACTTTGTTTCCAAAAATATTTATTTT